GTATTCAGCGTTGAGATATTTTGATGCTTCGTTGAATGCCTTGGTTCTCCAATAGACATCGTTATTTTCCATGAATAATCCCTTTACCCCGTATTGTGAACAGAGTGATTTTATCTTTTTATCTAAAAAAATGTCATCATTCACAACGATTATTTCCAATCCTGTCGAAACTTCTCGATAGTATTCGAGAACCGTTTTCAGATTACGAAAACGATCATCGACATCTCTTCTGAAATGTATCATTAGTCCAATATTGGACAGATCTGCAATATCATACATACAGTTTTGTCATATCCTTTCTATAAATATCCTCATGATCTCTTCCATCCAAAAACCATTTCGATGGAACTATTATTTGCTCTTTCCTTTTTCCCAAAAAAGACCCCCACCATGAAAATGTGCTGTTGCTGCAAACCACATTATCATGCATACCGATTAATATCAAGTCATTTAATTCAGAACGAGTCTTTATTAAATTGAAGTCCTTGTCCTTGAATTCTTCCAACACATAATTAGGGGAATCAGTAAACACATTAATTTGATACCCCTCAAACATTTCAAAACATTTGTTGAAATAATTTGTATCGCATATGTGATGTATGTCTTTATAATACAAATAATCTCCTCTTCTTATATGAAATGCCACGTTCTTTTCTTTAATGAAAGACGTGTCAACCTTCGCTAAGGTCAATTTTTTCTTAAACTCGTCTTGATAATCTTCAAAATATTTTATAGACTGAAAATAACCATTCAGACAAAGGGAATATCGCTCCATTTTTAATCTTCCAATTTCTGAGAAATTGAATTTTGGTTCCTGATATAAGATAACACTTCTCGGATAATCATTCGAGAATTTGAAATTTTTAAATATGGTATCCTTGTATTCGTATCCATTTCTGCCTTGTCCACCCACCCAAGTTGAAGAGTCTATATAGAATTCGGTATCATATTTTTTTGAATATGAATAGCCAGCAGCAACTTGAAAAAGTTGATTACCCAATCCCCCGACTAATTTAACAAATGTCATGGCTTAATAGATTTCAAAAATTGAAAAATCTCCTCTTCGCTTTTATCTGGAACTCTATCATTCCCAAAAGGCATAACGCCAAATTTTTCTTTAAAATATTTCATCGATTCTTCAATATTATTCCTCCACTCCACCATTTTCTCGGGTGTTTTTATGGTGGATGATTCCTCTGAACAAGCCTGTTCCTCAATGTAATCACACGAATTGGCCAAATCCGCCCACCACCAATATGGGGTGGAATATCCCATCAATGACAATTCATAACTATGTGAAACGTGATCAAACGCATTTTTAAACTTCTCATCAATCAATCCACAGTCCTCTAAAGATTTACGAGAATAATAACAAAAAGCTCCAACACAATGTTGGTTTAGAGCAATGGAAACATCATCAGAATATTTCACAACTAATCTCGGAAATGGTTTTCCTTTTGAAATTCCATTCTTATTGGCAGGACCATGGTATCCGAACATCATATGCTGAATTCCTGTGACCTTCGATGCATTGATATACGCTTCGAAAATTTGATCATTTTTAATCAACATATCATCCTCAATTAAAAATATATGATCACAATCCAAATCCAAAAGATGTCTTAGAGCTTTATTTTTGGATTTGGCGACTCCTAAATTAGTCTCATTATTTTTGAAGTAATCTGGCCATCCGGGACAATCTTTAGGATTGCCATCATTGACGATGACCAATTTACAATCATGTCTACCCTTTATGGATGCAAGCAATTTAGCCAGCATCTCTGGCCGATTGCATGTAACGATCCCTATCCCTATCTTATCACTCATCTCTGCGCTCTTATTTGGTTCATTAAATTGGTAATTTGTGCGTCTTTCCCAATTTCGTTCTTCTGTTCCTTGAGCATTTGTTCCAGAAGATCAACATTACTCGGGTCTAATATTGAATCTGTTGTTTCGATCAAATCACCCTTGTAATCAATAAATTCTCCAATAAACCATATTTTATCATCCACAGATTTCCCATCAACTTGAATGATAGCAGGGCAATCGTCTTTCGGAAAGAAAATATCGGATTCTAAATTTTCGCAATATTGGTGGTATAGATCCCCGAAAATCTGATCAGTTTCTTTAATAAAATCCAGATCAGTATCTCGCATTCCGTCATCAACGATTTTGATATCTGGGTCATAACGAAGCATGAAGATAATATCCAAATCTTTTAAAGACTCTCTCACTAGGCTGATGGAAGCTGCACATACCTCATCAGAAATCAAATTTTTACTATTTGCATATAAAGTATATGCGAGATTATCTAGTGGACACCTATCAAAAACTACTTTACTTTTTTCTGAATATTTTTCTTGTTCTTTCATCATCCAATCCAAAATAAGAAGTTGTGTTTCCTCAGATGTATTTGAGGAATGTGATAAATTCGATTCCGTAATAACGTCACGGTATGTTTTCCCCGGTGTTAAAAACATTGGCCATTTTTTTAAAAATGTCTGAACTAATGTAGACTTCCCGGAATTGGTTGGACCAGATATACTAATTCGCATATCATTAACTTAACATATTTTCGAGGTTTGTCAATCATTTGATTCTTAAATTTTTTCTATTAAATAGTATTAGATGGCAACTAAAAAAGCACCTCGCAAGAGGAAGGAGTCGGATATAACAAACGAATTTGAATCAGCTTATAAGAAGAGCTTCGAATGCTCTAATATAACTCTGAAGAAAATGTTCCCAATAACAGACAATCAAACAGCCTTTTACTATTTGTCCCAAAATGAAAAAACGAACATGATTTTCTTAAACGGACCTGCTGGATCTGCTAAAAGTTATCTGGCAATATATACAGGACTGGAGCTTTTGAGGGATAGAAAAATAGATCGAATCATATATATTCGTTCAGTAGTTGAAAGCTCATCCAGATCAATCGGTGCTTTACCCGGTGAATTGGAAGATAAATTCCTACCATACGCCGCAGTTTGCTTGGAAAAGGCTGGGGAGATAGTTGATAAACCAACACTCAACGCCCTTCTAGAACAAGAGTATATCAAAGCAATACCCGTTAACTTTGTCAGAGGATTGACCTTCAACAATGCTTTGGTAGTAGTTGATGAGGCACAAAACTTAAACAAATCAGAATTGGTGACAATTCTTACGAGATTTGGTAGACATAGCAAATATATTATCTCTGGCGATTTGAATCAGAGCGATATCAAGGATTCAGGCTTTAAGGATATTTTTACTAAATTCGATACCGAGTTTTCTAGAAAAAACAATATTCATTGTGTGAATTTTGATACATCCGATATTGTCAGATCACAAATCTTGAAGCATATCACGCAAGTTCTCGGAGTTTGACACAAAAACACCCCTCATTAATTTGAGGGGTGTTTTATCAGAACATCGACAGTTAAACGATGTCATCATTCAACCCAGACATGGCTAGGTCTATTCTTAATTCCGAACTATGTTTACTGGGGTCTAGCTTAAATTTATTGATTCGATCCTTATCGAATTGTATAGATGCTTCGACATAATTTGATAAAGTTTTTCCGTTTTTCTTCATATAAGATTTTACGTAATTATGTTTTTCTGGGTTGAATTTTGATAATTTGTCCAATCTAAAATTCAAATCGCTAACTTCAAAAAATGAGCCATCCTTTTTATTATTAAAAAGAGATTTGATTTTGTTTTTTACTATGTGCTTAACAATGCTCCAATCATCGGTTTTTTTCTCACGCATCTCATCGTATTTCATACCAATATAAGCATCCTCTAGTGAAACAGAATCTTTAACACCTTCGACCATATCCTCCTGACGATTTTTTAGCCATTGGTCAATATCGAATGGTTTCATCGGTCTATTTTCAAAATCATAAACCATGTTCATCAACTTATAATAAATTGATTTCTCTTCGGGCGCTTGTGTAGAGTAATTGTAATTTAAAATCACATCATCCGATAAGTATGGAGATCTCTCGATTTTATCGAAATCCACCACATAATTACTAGCTCCAGTATATTCTTCTATTATATCCGAGAATCTTTCACATATTTCTTTGCGTGTTATACTATCTCGCTCCCCAGCCTTTATAACAATCGAAATCGGAAAATGAACTGGTCCATAGGTCCATTTAGTTTTTTTATCTTCGTTCATATTTTTATAACCATCTTTTACAAGTAAAACTCGAACCATTCAGGTCTGTCGTGGATTCTTCAAGATTGATGAGTCCGTGAATTTTTACATGGTTTTCGTAAATCTCAGCTAATGCTTTTCCATCTCTGGTATTGAGAATGCCCTCTAAGAAACTCAGAGAAACGTTGCAATCACCGCTATTCAACACTGGTCTACCGTTGAGCATGTTCACCGTATCGGGTTCTTTATAATGATTCATAACTTAATTATTTACACAATTTTTAAAAATATCTAGACATTTTGAGGAGTAACCTTCTTCAATATCAAATATTTTCATATCTTTTTGGAACAAAACGAATGGGGAATGTGTTGCAATGATTATTTGGTATTCCTCGGTCAAATCATTCAAAAGGTTGAATAATTCCAATTGTTTCGGGAGAGATAATGCTCTTTCCGGTTCATCTAAAATTAATGTGGGTTTTCCGTCCCTCGGTAATGTTCGTATATAGTCAGACTCCGCTCGTTGCGTTGGATGTTCTGAAACATATACCGTCAAATCCGGTGGATTCTTTGCCATATTGAGAAGCTTGTTAAGCTTGATCATTCGATATTGTCCGGATGATGGTTTATCCATCAGATATTGAAATTGTTCTGTTTCGGTTGTCATACCATCTTCAGAAAGAATTTCATTATGTGTGAACCATGCCCACTGATCGATCTTTGTATCCCCATCATTATAAAAAGATGCAACACCGTCCCATTCAACCACACAGTCACTAGATGACGGGGAATATGCTCTATACACCCAAGGGAAGTGTGCCTGACATTGTGCGCCTAGGGCCAACTCCGAGCTAATTCTCGACCATCCCCCTTTTTCAATGCCACAATATGCTTTGATCATTTTCAACACACAACTTTTACCAACACCATTTGGACCGAATAGACAATTTACCTTATCGGATTCGAAATCGAATTTAATTCCGGGATAGAAACCGGGCATCTCTGTGAGAAATCCGTTTAGAATTTTAATACTTTTAACCATGACTTATTGTTTAGTTGACCATGATGTTCCCTCAAACCAAGATAATCCAGAACTTTTAGGATTTTCCAATGGAACTGGTTTTGGAGATGTGTCAGGAATTACCCTGTTTTGTTCTTGCAGTTCGACCACACCCTCAATAGCCTTTTCTTCTGTGGGGGCTATTACAACTCTTTCACTATCGGTTGCTACGTATTGTCCCCCAAATTTCTTAACCTCAATTTTAAAATTTTCATCCTCAGATGATTGAATATCGTATTTCATACGATTAAATCGTCGCACAACAAAGCAATTTGTCAATCACTTTTTAACAACTTTATTTTTATATTTTCCTTTTAAAGGAACATTCAATTTGGATGTATCTTGCGCAGATGTATTAACAATCTTGAATTGATTGTCTTTATTGAAAATGAAGCTAATGTTTCTCTTCGGATCACCATAGGGTTTTCCGTTTGCATTGTGTCCTATAATTCTAGATCCGACAACAACATTATTTTTACCCGATTTTGTTATTCCCTTTCTTTGATCCATAACATAACCAGCGTCTAATAAAATATCGCTATATGCTTTTAAAAGTCCTCCAGACCCCACATCATAACCTTGTCTAAGGGAGTCTCCAATATCCCTCATACCTCTTTCCAATCCATGTAAAGGTTTTGTCACTTCGGGAGCGACGTAATCTAAAGCCTTTGCACCACCTTTAATCGCGGCACCAACCAATCCACCAGCAACTCTTGCTGGTGCAGCAATATTTCTCCAAAATCCTTCGTCTAATATTTCGGTTT